CGGTATATCCCAATTTATAAACAACTCAAATGGTATAATATCACGAGATACAGATGGATTTTTATATTTTATTTTAGGGTCTTTTTCAAACGAACGACCTGTAAAATAATTTAAACTTCCACTAGCATCATATGAGGGAATAATAACCATATTTTTGTAAGGACCTGTCTCACAATAACCAATATTATATTTAAGTATATCCTCATCTGTAATATTTCTGAATTTTAAGTATGCTAATGCTTGACGTCCTGAAATGTTTGTTTGGGTAATATTTTTAAATGTTTTAAATTCTTTAGGTAGATTTACTTTTTCGGCAACAGCATATTCTCTATCGGAGGTTTCTGTTTTAACTAAAGCTCTTAACTCCATCATCTTTTCAGGTGATGCTGTCTTTTGTTTAAATACTTGAGCTACCTTTTTACCCTTTTTATCACAAGCCCAACAATGCCAAGGATTTTCTCCTTTTTGGTTTTCAGTAAAATTAATTTCTAACTTAGGTTTATGGTGATTACAGAAGGGACAACTATAAGCATAGTTACCTCTCGCTGTTGGTTTACCAGTTCCTAATACAGAATTTACTAAGGCAATCAGTGGTTGATTGAGCATATACAGTAATGTACAAACTTAATCTTGCGTAGCAAAGTCTTTGGTGAAAAACTTTCCAAGAATATTGTCATTAAAGTATTCTAAAGGATGTTCTAACACCCCATATTTAAATAAGTACTTACATTCATAGTAAGTAAGAAGTTTTTTACTAGAAACAAACTGTATGATCTCACGGGTAAAGTCCTCTTGTTTACCTCCTTTAATGAGTTCTACAATTTGTTTTGTAGATCCGTAATACGTTTTCCAATCAGATTCCTTTTGAACTACCTCGGTTGTAGGTTTACGTCCTCTTCCGGTATGCTCAGCTAGTTCTTTTTTGGTTAATTTACGTTTAACGTTGTGATATAGCGATTTTTTTCCAATATACGATATCCCACTTGAATTGTGAGTAGTAATGTATATAAAACCGAATGTTCCTTGAGGCATATCCTCAATTTTTTCTATAACTTGTTCATTGTATAACCACATATTATCTATCTATGTTTATAAGTATTGTAGTATCTGTTGTAGGTGAAGTAGGTAATGGTTGAGCTAATTTTCCTACAGCTAATAAATTTTGATTATCATCATATAATCCTACTGTTGTTACATAAGGATTAAAATATGAACTTGTTACAAAATTATAAGGAGTACCATCTGTTGATCCTGAAATTATTGAAGGATTTAGACTAAAATTAAATTCATTTTCTCTAAGAGTACATTTATATTGAGTTTCATAAATTGTAAATGATGATGAAAATGAACATGTTACATTTGATGATGTAATAAAATTTTGAGCAATTAAAGCATCTGTTAAACCATATATTGCTAGTCCATAATCTGCAAATCCATATCCATCATTTGTAGGGTCTGTATCACTTGTTATAACTGCTACTCCTTGTTGATAAAATATGTTTCCACAATATTTGTTTTGAGATTCATATATTAAATTTCCTTCCCCATCATCAATAATAGAACCACTATCTGCTGTCCATCTAAAGGTTCCAGGTACTATATAATTACCAAATAAACCAGCTGGGATAGAAAGGATTCCTATTTCTACACTTTGAGATATTGGAAAATATTTTTGAAATGTTAAAGTGGTTGGGAATAAATCAACATATCTTCCTGTTGAAGCAGTTACACCTACTAAAACATCTCCTTCAGTATCTTTTCCAGGAACTAAACTTGAAGTAACAGCGGGTAATCCATAATTAGATCCTGAACTAGCATAATTACCATAGTAAAGTTGTTTAATAGAATCGTAAACTAACTCTTGGTATTGTGTGGTAATTTGTCCTGTAGTTGGAGATGTTGAAAGATTAAATGGATTGGATTGTAGATTTTTTCCTAAGTATCTATCTATACCAACATTAGAACCTGTCAAAGCATCTGCCCCTTGAAAAGTAAACCCTTTGTTTACCTCAAAAGGAGTTACCACTACATCAGATGCTAAAAATTGTTTGTAGGTACTCATTCATTAGAAATCTAATTTAACTCTAACAAGAGCCTCTTTTGTAAAATCTTTAGGTAATGGTCTAGATAATTTAGCTACAGCTAATAACTCATTAGTATCATTATACAAACCTACAGTTGTAATATATGTTTGTGGACTATTGATAAATTGAGAATAAATTACCTCACCTGTTGAACCTGAGATAAATGATGGATTTTCTGAATAGTTAAATTCTGAACTTCTTGGTCTTACAAATATAAAATTTGAAGATATAGTTTCTTCTGAATTTAATTTGAAATTTGCTGCTGATGAGCCTGAAATTGCTTTATATAAAGAAATAAAAGGTAATTCATTAATTGATGAAGTAGCAAATCCAGTTGTTGAACCACTATATGTAAATCCAACTCCACCTCCAGCTTTAACAGTAGATAAAGCTAATGGGTTTAAAATAATAGTTCCAATATCAGGTAACAACCAACCATAAGATCCTGAAGCAGCTGAATAGCCATCAGCAGTTGTAGCTGAACCTGTATATCTAACTCCTGCAGAACCTGAAATTAATTGGAATACTCTTCCGGCTTCGTTAAATGTTACTGATGAAACATAAGCACTATTATCTGTTAAAGAAATAGTATCTAAATTTCCTGATATTTCAAGAGTTAATGAACCTAAAAGAATTTTTTCCTTGTATCTTGCTCTCTCTAACGAAATAGCAAAGAATTCAGAAGCAGTTATAGCACCAAATACAAAATTAGTATTTTCGTCTCCAATAACTAAATCTTGCCACTGACCATAAACTGTAGATGAAGGGGAATTTCCATTTACTAATTGATTATAATTTGTACTTCCACTTCCTAAAACATTTCCATAAGTAATGGCAAACTGAACTGCTGAACTACTTAAGGCAGATGATGTATTATAAACATTTACATAATATTTTCCTGAAGTACTTGTTACTTGGGTTGATGATGTGAAAAAAGTGGTTAATGTTGGATCACCTGTTGACCAAACAACACCTGCTATTGAGTCAGAGCTTATTACAAAATCGTCTGTTTCTAATCTTTTAAATGACATAGTCTATATATTAAGATACTTTTGTTACAGTTACAGGAATAGTTAAACGAGCACCACTATCTCTACCTTCTACAATTAATGTAGCATATAAAGCATTATTTACACCAAATAAAGTATTTATTGTAGTTGCTCTTAAGTTAATTGTAGTACCAACTACTGTTTTAGATACATTAGTTCCCACAGTTGTTTGAACATTTAATGCCTGTGCTTGAGGAGTATTAATTCCTACACCTTCAAAAGTACTAAATAATCTAACATCTGAAATAGTGGCTGTATATCCACTTGATTCAAATGTATTACCTCCTAAATAATTTAATGTTTGAGGAGTAATAGCAAGTGAAGCACCTTGTTTAATAACAATAGCACTATATCCTAAATCCAAAATAGGTAATTTAGCTGTACCACGTGGTAAAGTAGTAAGCTTATATTTCATCATTTGAGTTTCTTGAGGAAATGCTTCTAACAAAGGCATATTTTGAATTGCTTCTCCATAATAAGCAGAGCCTGAGGGGTGAGTTGGATTGTATAAAGTATAATCAATTTCATCATCAGCTAAAGAGAATTGAGTAATTCTAAATGAACCATCATTTCTAGCTAATAATTCTCTTCCTTTAGTTGTTAAAATTGCGTCTACGGTTACTACACTATTATTTAAGTATCCCATGTTTTTTTATTTGTTTATTATAAATATATTAAGTTTTAAGTTTATGTTATAATTCCTGCTTTTCTTGCTAAATCATAAGGATTATAATCTGGATTAAAATTTTCTGGAACTAATAATCCTGGATCTTTATATGTTGGTAATGTTACTATTGTTATATTTGTTTCATCAGGTACTCTTCTAAATATTCTCCAGTTTTGATTAACAAATACAGTATTAGAAGTAGGATTTCCTTTATTAGCTCCTCCTAAAATACTAGAAGTTATTGATTGAGTAATTGCAGGAAAAATAAATAATGTTGAAGGATTCGCGGGGGTTGGTTCTCTTAAAGAAGAAACTATATTATATAATCCTAAACCAGAAAATGAGTAATCTAATGAACCACTTGCTAATGAACTAGTAGTTGATGATACTGCTCGTGCATCTCCAAATCTTATTAAATCACCATATTTTAATGGGAAATAAGTATATATACCTTCTACAGAAGTATTATTATTAATATTTGTATTAAATATTATGGTTTCTTTTCTTTGATCATATATTCCAAAATTTCCAAAAGGTATATAAGTAAATGATTGTTGATTTGATTGTAAAACACCATCTCTCATCCATTCATTATTAGCTGTTTGTAAAGGAACAACTTCATTAGTAGTATCTACATTGTCAAATAATTGACTTTTATTACTACCTGTAGTAAGATAGGTAGAATTAATGTTTCCGCCAACATTTACTTGACCCCAAGCACCAGCAGTATAACTAGATCCTGATAAAGTACAAATGGTAATATATTTAGCTCCACCATCAAAAATAGTTACTTGAGGATTTTTCTTACCACTAGCATATACAAGAGGTAAAATTGTAGCTAAAGTACCACTTGAAAATATATTAGATATTTCACTAACATAAGTATTATTTTCAGTTAAGGAAATAGCTTGACCTTCTGTGTTAATAGCATAAACAGCATGTAAATTACCACCATTAGGAATTTCAGGAAATGATGTTTGTACATAATCAAAATAAATAAACCAGTTTGAATAATTTGAAGCATTAGGAACTTGTGATTCTGTGCTTGGAGTTGATACTGAATATTGATTGTTTAAAAATATTGTTGAAGGTTTAATATAAATAGGCTGATTAAATCCTGGTGATGTTGTTTTACTTCCTTCATATCTTAAAGCTGTACTTCTATAAGATGTATAATTTGAATCAGGTATTGCAAATTTAGTAGCACTTCCACTATATAAAGAAGATGAATTAACTGGTAATATTGCATTAGAAGAATAATCAACATCCATATATTCTGAACTTAATCTATTGTCTAATACATTATTAGCTAAAGGATCAAGGGATGGATTTGTTAATTGATATTCTTGTATTAATACATTACTTGCACTTAAATTTGGTGGGAAATTATTATTTGTTAAAATACTTATAGGATAAAAAGCTTCTTTTATTTCAGTAATAACAGAACCACTTCCTGGTGAATTTACTGTTTGGAATAATACTTTGTTTGTATTATCTACAATACTAATAAAATTACCTGCAGTCATATTACCATAATTAAAGCTTAAATAATAAGTTTTATTATAATCAATTTCATAAGGAATTGGAAATTTACTGCCACTAGAAAAAGTAATTGTAGGAGCAACAGGTAATACTGAAGCTGTATATAAAGTTACAATATTTGGTTGGTATCCTTCTTCGTCTAATTTAATGTTAATTAATGAACCACTAAATTCCCCATCAAAAAATTCATTTTGATTTGATTGAATAAAAGGTATAGAACCACTTGGAGTAGTATTAAATCCTGTCCAGCTTTGAGTTATATTTGAAAAATAATTTATTGAAGAAGTTTGTTCATATAAGTTAGGAACAGATCCACCAGATGAACCACTAATATAATTAATAACAATAGATGCTGTTAATAATATATCTTGTTGAACTGAAGGAGTATTCCAAGTACTTCCACTAGAATAAGAAGTAGTAGTATAAGTATTTAATTGAGGAATAGGATATTTATTTCTTTCTAATAAATGTTGTTTAATAACAATCCCAGATGCTAATGATGATTTAGCAGGAATAAAATCTTTTAATAACTTAAATAAAGAATTATCAAAAAACTTTATTAATCGAATAAAGTCATTCCAATCATAATTAGAAGAATATTTTTCAAAATATAAATTTCTTAATACATCTAAATCAGGATAAAAAACATTAGAAGATGAGATTTGTCTTGGATCTCCTATATAATCTCCAATATTAAAATACCCTAAAGAAGACATTATATCCTCATTTATTTCATTTTGTGGTGAAAATGCTATCTCAGTATAATTTATATCATTTGTGTATGAAGAACTTATAGAATAATTTTGTTGAACTGAAATATATTTTGATAATGTTTGGTTTTCGGGAATATTTGTTTCTATACTACCTGTAAATGGTAATATTATATCAGATATTCTAATTTTGTCTGAAATTATGTTTTGTATTCCAACTGAGGGTTGATCAAAAAATATTGTTTCTGTATTTGGTATAAATGAATAACTTCCTACAAAAGATGCAGTTTGAGGATTTGCGTTAAAGGATTGAGTTGGAGTATAAGAACCAGTAATAGCAGGATGTATTGAAGATGAATTTGTAAATAATTCTCCACCTAAAGGTAATCTAAACATTAAGATATTCTTTGAGGATTGAGAATTAGAAATATCATTTCCTTCAATAGAATAAGGATTCATTACATAAGCATTAAATGCACTTTCATTTAATGGACTTCTATAATATCTGATTTCTTGATAAGCTCCACTAAAAGGTAAATATGTTTTACCATTTAAAGTACTTCCTGTTGGGAATATTAATTGAGTTGTACCAGCATTACTCCAAAATAAATTACCTATAAAACTAGAAGATGCTTGAAAACCTATTGTCTTTCCATCTTCACCTTTATAAATTTTATTTTTAGCGTATAGTGTATATGTTGTTGATGATCCTGAATCAGCATTAACTAATACAGACCACCAGTCACCATTAAAGAATGGTAAATAAACACTTGCTGATTGTGAGCCTGAAATGAATTTTAGAGTAGCGTATTGATAATTTGGATCAATAATTGAACCATTATGTGAACCACTAGTATACCCTGATCCAGTATATTCTAAAGAAATCATAAATCTGTTATTTTGAGTAACAGCTAATGATTGAGAATAATTTATTGAACCTGTTGGTAATCCATCTGTTTTAAATCTAAAAGCAATAGCTTTTGGAAATGTAGAACCAAAACTAGCAGGTGATACTTTAAAAGGAACATTTATAGCTCCTGAGCCTGTTGTATAAAAAGCATAATTAAACTCATCTTCCCAAGAATCATATGTATTTGGATTTTTATCTTTACCTCCAAATTCATTTATTCTTAAAATAGTACTAGGAATACCAAAAATATTAATCAAGGCTTTTAATCCTTGAGGTGTGCCTTTTTTCTTTAATAAATAAGGTAAATTATGATATATTTTTTTATAAATTAATTTATTATAATCATCAATAGTAGGTACTAAAGAAGCTGAAATTGATGAGGTTACATAATTAGTTATTAATTCACTTCCTGTTGGTAGTAAACTACCACCATTAGGATTCACACCTATTAAAGTATTATATATGTTATCAGCAGTAAAATTACTAGCATATAATTTAATACCTAAAGATTTTAAAACATCTGCTACTATATCTTTTGATACACCTAAATTTAAATTATTATTTGAGTCTAATTTATCAGTTATATTTTTTGTATATAACCATATTTCATCAAACAACTGACCAACTAAGTCTACAAATACAAGGTAAGGATCATTTGATGAATCTTCTCTTATAAATTGAGGTATTGTATAATATAAATAATTTTGGTTATTTGAATCATATAAAGAAGCAGTAACTGATTGAGTTGTATACCAATTTATAGCTTGTGAGCTTGTAGGATCAAATAAAATATAAGGAGCAGTAGAGTTTTGTTTAGGCCAAGACTTTGATTCAGAATTATAATATAAATAATATTCATATTTATCAAAACTTCCAATTGTAGTTTGGATTTGATCTTCAAGAATTGCTTTACTTGAAGAAACAACAATAGAAGCAGAAGTTGGACCTGATATTGAAGATGATAAAGTATTTAATTGAGCTTGTGAAGCTGAAATGTTATAAATTTTTGTTTGGAAATTAAATAATCTTTGAGCTGCTGATGAGAAATTAATAAAATTATTATAATCACTATAATCAACATTTACTTGAATATCTGATCCTGAAATATAGTTTATTAATTGGTATAATGAGCTGGAGTTATTTGTGTTTAATAATGTGTTATAGTTTTTATAGTCAGTAGTATTATTTATTTGATCGAATATATCCAAATTGAAATTAGCTGGTTTAATATAATTTAATCCAGCAGTGACATCAACAATGTTCTCAAATTCTACTTCAAATCCAATTGATTCTGCAGATTTAGTAACAACATATGCTTCTGTTTTTAATTGGAATGTTTGAGGTAAAGCACTATATAATTTAATTAATAAAGAATACTGTGATGTTGAATTATCTAATAATATATTAACAGCTAAAACTAATTGGTTACCACCAAAATTTAAATAAAATTCATCAAAAAATTCACTACTGTTAAGTTCAAATTTAAATTGTTCATAAGCAATTTGTAAACTATCATTACTAATAAAATTAGATTTTAATCTTAATTCTGTTCTATCAGAAGAAATTTCACTAATGTAAAATCTATTAGTTGGTGAAGAAGTTAATTTATTAGATACAAAATTATAAACTGATTTAACTGCTCCAAAATTATAACCAAAATTATTTAAGTCAATAACAGGATCAATTTCAATAGTAGAAATAGAATCTTTAGTTGATGCTAAAGAAGGATCATTAATAACAGACCAGTTGTTATAGTTAGGATTAGATACTAATAAATTATTATTTAAATCATAAATAAAATATTCAACAGTATCTGTTTTTACATTAAATAAACTAGAAGTGATAGTAGATTGAATAATGTTAGAATCCTCACTTAAAAAAGTTTGAGGAGCTAAAGTATTTGGATCTATTGGACTAATTTTAACCATTTATGTTGTCTAATGTATTTTTAAGAGAAGTTAATGTTTGTGATGAAGTTTGCGTTTGCAAATCTAAATTTTGTTGTCTTAAAACATTTATCTCATCAATCAATGCTTGGATAACATCATCATTTTGAGTACTATCAATATATTCACCACTTGTTTTTACAAGGTATGAATGAGAATTTGTATCTCCAAATTTAGGTATTTGGTAGAATAATTGATTGTAGAAATCAAAAAATTGTTCTATTGTTGGAGGGATTGTAATAGCAGAAGAGGTTACTGGTATGTTTAGTTGAGTAAAACTAGTGTCAACAGTGTTTTCAAACTGTTGTTTATCAAATACTTGTCTATTTAAACTAATATTAGCCATTAACTATTTTAAAATTATAATTGTTATCAAATACTAAAGTTGATCCATTTATAGTTGTTTGAATTAAAATCTTATAATATCTTTCAGGTTCTAATCCATTCATATACAAAGTAAAGAAACTACCACTACTGTTGCAACTTAGTTTAGTATATGTAGTATCAAAATCAATTACATACTCATCTGTATCTAAATCTTTTATAGCGTAATAAGAAGCAGTAGGTAAGGCATAGTTTTGAGTATAAACTGAACTTGTAACCCATGCTCTAGTAGGATACTCAGGAGCAGCATTTACACTAAAAATATTAACACTACTAGAATAAAATACTCCTGGGTTTTGATTAATTGTTACTCTAGCGGGAGTGACATTTAATACTGTTAAACTTCCTGTTGAATAAGTAAAATCATTCCATTTAAACTCTAACTGAGGAGGATAAATAGTATGAGTATCTCTTGAAAAATATTTTAAAGAAACTTGAGAATTGTTGTTAGTTATAAACTCTTGAGACTCTGTTTGTCTAATAATAAATCCATAATTAATAAATGAACTTGAATACCATTTTGAAACAATAGAAGTTACATTTGTATTAAGGTCTAAATCTGAATAGAAATTAAATGATTGAGACGCTTGTGAACCAGTATACCAAACTCCACCACCTGATGATGAAGGATTATTAGTTAAGTTATATGATCCTGTAGTACCTGAAGTAAAACTAGCTGTAGTCCATCTAACACTTCCAGAATAATCTTTCCAAAACCAAGAACATCCATTGTTCACCCCAGGTGACTCTAAATAATGACCAGTACCCATAGACCAATTTTCAGCTACAGCATTAATAGCTATAGAAGAAGTATTACTTAAACCTGTTGCATTTGATACAAAAACTCTTAAATTAGATTGCCATGTTGACCCTGATATTCTATTATTGATGACATCATTAATATCTAAAGAATCAAATTTAATCAAATATCTAGATGTTTGAGGATATTGTCCACTTGTTTCTGTAACACCTATTGTAAAATTAGTAGATGCTTCTATTATTTCATCTAAACCAGTATTCATAGAAGGGTATCCTGAATAAAGGGTTGTATCTGCTATAGGGAATAATTTATATACTGCCATTTTGTTTTATTATAAAGATACTATTCTTCCTTTAATATCAGTATTAGGATATTTAACTTCAAAAATCATAGGATCAATTGAAGGATAAACTACATTATTTAAAGTAGCAGAAGGTAAATCATAAGCATATTGACTATATCCTAAAGCAACATCTGTTTTATTTGTAATACTAATGTTTTTTACTGTTTGTACACCATCTATATTATCCAAACCAATATATAAATCTCTTAAAATAATAGGTTGATTAACTTGCCAATTATCTATTTTAAAATAATTTTGAATTGTTTGAATACATTTTAATAAAACTTCATCATTATTATAATTAGGTAATACTACAATATCAAAATCAACTCCTATATTAATAATAAAAGCATCTTTTAATTTAATAGAATCATTTATCATTCTATATTGAGAAAGATAAGTGATAATGTTTTGTTTTAAAGCAGATGAAGCAGTTTGAAGATTTTTATTAACATCATAACTTAAAACATACATGTTAATTGAACTTGGAACTTCATTTAATGAAAGTGTATTAGCTTTTTCTTGTGTAGTATATATTTTAGCTATATTTCCATACTGAGAAGGTAAACTTAAAACCCTAACATTATAATCATCCGCGGTAACTGCTCTTTGTTGTGATTGAAAATTAGATAAAGAGTTTTGTCTTATTTCTTCTATAGAATCTCCATAAGAACCTCCTGTAGCAGCTAAAGCATTAGTGACCTGTAAAGAAGAATATATTTGGTTTGCTAAAGATGAATTAGAAATTGTTGAATTTTTAAATGTAACATTAGTATTACTAAGTGAATTTAAATCATTAGCAGGCACATTAGCCTCTACTCCACCACCAGTTAGATATCTTATAGTTAAGGTTGTATTAGTTGGAGAAACACCATATGTGTTTGTAAATACAAAATTTGTAGGCGAGAAAGCTGTTGTTAATTTACTTTGTTCAGAAGGTAATCCTAAACCTACATTATTAGGATTTGGAATAATTACTTCTGTTGTATCAGTTGGATTTCCAGATCCAAATAAAACTCTTAATGATCCTGAAGTTAAGAAACGAGTAGCAAATCTATTCTGTACTTGTTTTATTTTTAATAAATTAGGAGTATCAGTTGATGTATAATAATTAGGATCATTAGGGTTAGTATTAACTACAGTATCATAAATAGCATCTTGAGCTAAATTATCAACCTCATACCAAATATTCTGACTAGAATCAGTAATATCTAAAATTCCAATAATACTACTATCACTAATATCTGTATAATTAAAAGGAATAGGATCTGTAAAACTAACTGTTTTAGTTTTAATAGTAGCAGATATTGCTTGTTTTGATTTTTTTATTAAATAATAAGTTGGAACTCCTCCACTTGTTTGATACACTGTAACTTGAGTAGGATCTGAAGAACTAGAATATGAAAAATCAATTTTATCTTGAGTTAAAAACCTAACATTTTGGTTTTGAGATGAGTTAACAGTTGTATTAGATGGGATTTGTAAAGCATAATTAAAATCAGGAATAGTGATACTACCTGAAGTTGTAGCTGGTAATGTTTGATAAAAATCAAGAGTAACAATAGCAGCTGAAGTAACTTTAGGTTTGTAACCTAACATATAAGCTAAGTCATATAAATTATTAGATTGACGAGCGTATTGTAAAAACGTTTCTTGAATTTGATTATCTAAATAAAATGATAAAACATCACCTACATAAGCAGCCATCTCCATAAACATCATACCTGGTGATGCTGGAGTAAAATCATTATAGGAGTTAGGGAAGTAGGTTTTTGAGTATGATATCAAGGTATCTCTCAATGAATTGAAATCCCTGTTTAAATATTTTATGTCTCTTTTTATTGCCATTTTATATAGTCACTGTTATATTATCATTAATACCAAAATTAGCTACGCTATAAGTAATATCAATGTTTAATTGGTTAAAATCTTGGTTTGGAACTACATTAATTGATTGGATTGTTACAAAATTAAAATACTTATTAATTTCATCTTCAATTATTGTTTTTAATGTGGTGTCTATATCTGTTGTTAAATTTTCAAATACAGTCTGTTGAATTATACTACCAAATAAAGGATTCATTACTCTTTCTCCTTTTCTAGTAGAGAAAAAATTAATTAAATTATTTCGGATAGCGTCTCTAGTTAAATAATTAGAAGTAAAAACTGCTCTTCCTGAAAATGGAAGATTCACCCCAACTGCTTTTTGAAGTTGAGTATCAATTGGAAATTTATTTCTAACTATAAAAGCCATTATTTATTCATTAAAGCCATTATTTGGTCTAATCCAACACTACCCTCAGGTAAAGTTCCATTAATAGCATCTACAGGTCCTTGTGGTTGGAAGTTTCCAGCATAAGCAGTATTAGCTACTCCACCAGTTTGCATTTCTTCTAACATACCACTAAACAGATTGCGTCTTTCAGAAGGTGATAATTGTTTAGGATTTTCAAGATTAGGTTGAGCATAAGTATTTTTTGATTCAGTTACTGTACCATAACCACCTGCTCCAATAGGAGCACCCTTAGGGGCTTTTACTGCTTCCAATATAATTTCACGTAACTCTTCATGGATAGCTTCTTTTACAGCTTCCTTGATCATTGATTTAAATTCTGATGGTTTCATTGTTTATAAATATTAAATTAATTAGCTTTTAAATTATCTCGGTCAATTATAAATTTTAATTGTTCTACTAATATTTGAGGGGTAGATGTAAAAGAATATGGAGTTGAAATTAAAGTTATTCCTTGATTATTCCTTCCAACAGCCCTATATTGTTTAACAGTAGGAGTATAGTTTTTTTCTTCTATTTCAATTAAAAAATCTTGATATGGAAATAAAGTAGGAGTTGATTCAATCTTATTTTGATTATTAATTACTGCTGTAACTAAAGGTGAAAAATTAGCTACATTAACTACAGTATTATTTTGAGCAGAACATTTTTTTAATAATTCTAAGATTTTATTTATTGTATTAACAGTATCTGTTAAAAAAGCATTAAATATATTAATTGAAATTAAAATTCCTACTAATGGAGCAGATATTTGAGGTATTCTAGGATTACCATTATTATCAAATAAAGTTTTTTGTCTTAAAGAATCTAAAGCATCAACTGCTCCAACTACTTGTCCTGGTAGTCCTGGAGGTGGAATGGCTTGAATAATTAAAGTTGCTATAGAAATAGTTATATTTAATGTATCTATTATTTGTTTTGTAGTTTTTAAAGCAGTAGTAGAACTATTTACAGTTTGATTAAGTCTATCAATATTACTAACTTGAGAATTTATATCTTGTACAAAATTATTTAATATAGGAACAACACTATTAATCACATCAGGTGCAGGACATGTACTAGGTAGACTATTAATATCTGTTATATTTAATTTTTGTAAAATAGGGGTTAAAGTAGAAGTTGCTTTATTAGATAAGTCAGTAGCTTTATCTAAAATGATTTTTCTAATTTTATTTAAACCTTTTTGAGAAAGATCTTCTCCTTGATTTTGAGTTAAAATTCCTACTATTTTATTAATATCAATAGATGATGCCATTATATTGTATAGCTGGTTTTAGATTTTAAACTATTTAATTCTTTTTTTAGAGCTAAAATATTATTAGATAATATTGATCCTATAGTATTAATTTGAACTAAAGGACCGGGACCTGTTGAGTTGGCTGTAGCACAAACATCAGCAAAAGTTTTTAAATTAGATAATAATTTATTTAATAATTCAACTGTTTTATCACCTAATAATAGAGGTTCATCAGCATCTTTAGATCCTAACTTAATTGAAGGAGCATTTATAACAAAATTAGCTTTAGTATCAAAATTAAATCCTTTTATAGCATTAAATCCAATTGTTAATTTTGAACTTAATAAAATATGGTCCTCATTACTATTAAATACTAATCGTCCTGAGTTAATTATGATTTGTTTTTTTGAGTATTTGTCAGGTTGTGTAGGAATATATGATGAGTAACTTTCATAATTAGTACTTGATGCTTTTAAAGGGATTTGTTGAGTACTAGTTAAATAAATAGAACCTGAATCTTGATTAATATCTTCAACAATAGGAACCCAAGATGCTTTTTTATCATTGTATTGACCATTTCTTAAAATAGTTATTGGTTTTGAATTTGGACCTACAGATGACCAAGTATTATCACTACCTGTTACAGTTGAACTAAATCTTAATGATTGACCCCATCTACCTTCAAAAATGATATCTCCTTCATAAGGTTGTAAATTTCTTATATTAGGTTGTTCATCAAAAGTTTCTCCTAAATCAATATCATCAACTCCATCAGTAGTTTTAACTCTAGAACCTGCTTCAACTTGTTGATTGGTTTTTTGTTCTGAGGGTGTTTTAGTAGAGGTAGAAAAAGGATCAGGTAAAGCATTATGGTGAGTACTATTCCATATATTAATAGGAAGAAAATAATAGAAAGTAGTATCGTTTGTATCAATAAAATCAGGATTCTGTAGATTAGGAGATGGAAAACTTATAATATAAGCAATCTCATTTACTAAAGGAATTTGTTTAAAATTAGGAAATAAAGGCAAAGCAAAAGGCAAACCTTCAAATTGGTCTTCTTCTTTACTACCTGAAGTTGGATTAGAAACAGAATCAAAAATTATACCTCCTAAAGCAAAATCACCTTGATACTTATCATATAATTTACGATTATCTTTTTTTATTTGTTCTAAATTTAAAAAAGCATATTTTACCCTAACAGGAGTAATATTAAAATATCCTGAATCTTGAAGAGTACTAGTATTAAGATCAGTCTGTTGTTGTAAACCTTCAGGATAAAATGCCATTATTTTTTCTCTCCAATGTTTTTAGCTAAGTCAAACAATTGAGCTTTTTCTTCATCTGAGAATGCTAATTCGTTTGAATTATTTTGGGATTGTACTTGTAGAGCACGTTGAACAATAGTAGCCATTTTGATTAATTGTTCATCGTTTTTGACACCAATTTCCATATATTCCTTAATTAAAGGAACAACTAAGGTAGCATCACCAATATCATTGATAAGAGGTTTTAATTCACCAATTAAAGCAGAAATTTGTGATTCCTTTTTCTTTTGGTTCTCATAAATTTCCTCTAAAATATCAGAAAATTTTTTCTTTTTAAATATTACAGCATCTAAACTCATAAATTTTGATTATAAATATTAAAATCAAAACCTTGTATATCCGTGTTCTAAATAAAATACATAACCTTCTTTAAATATATCGTAGAGTTGATTTGCTATTTTAGTAATTTTAGGTGTTTTAGCGTCAATAATCTCACGAATATAAATGTAAAGTGCTTTTTTATTAAATACATCTAAGTATTCTCGTTTACGAAATAATTCTAAAATAGCATCCGCAATTTGAGCATCCTCACCTTTTGGAAATAACTCATAAATATTTTCAGTACAATACACAGCATATTCATCTATATACGCGGATAAACGTTCTATAGGTTGAGTATCTTCCATCTCATACGAGTGGCGTTCATCTTCCTCTAATGTTTCTATAGGCGCAGTATCGATACGTTTTTTATAATTCTTTTGGTTTGATAAAATTAAATAACGTTTTGCAATTGTTCCAAAATAAGAATATGCTTTTGCTCCTCGTTCTGGATTGAATAAGTGAATTTTGGAAAGTAAGAATGAAATAACTTCAAATTGTAAATCTTCAATATTACTTACCTCAGTGTAATAAAACTTAAAAGTATGAATTATATTTTCAGTTAACTTAAAAAAAGCATAGTGAATACGTTCGTGATATATTTTATTTTTTTCTTCGAACGTAGTCGCTTTATTATATTCATTAATAGCATCCTCAGTTGCTTGAGTAAAATATTGTACGCCTTTTTTCTTTTTAGGTTTTACTACCTCTAAATCACTCATAAGTCTTTAATTTTAAATTGATTTAAAACCTCTTGAATCATTTTTATATTAGTAAAGAAAAATCCTATTTCATCATCACTCTCAAAAGAACCTTTAACATCAACCTCATGAATTTTTTTATCGGAGGTATCAATAATGTCGGAAATTTTATTTAAGTAAGTTAAATAAGAAGCTAAAATATCTTCTTGTTTTTCGTTCTTACGTAAGAGGTTAAAGGTCGTGAATCCAAGAGTCACGACCAATATAGAAAGTAATATAATTGTTATTATCATAGATTTTTTAATAGGTTTTTAAGTCCTTCACTTTTAACACTACTTAATGCTTGAGATTTAGTATTAGGAGTTGTAGGAGTTGATTTCTTATTATCCAATGTAAATGATTTCTTTGAGGTATCCACGTTACCCTGTAATTTAGGTAACCATTCTCTTTCAAACTCAATCCTAGCAGCCATTAAATCAGCCTGGTGTACAATAAAAGGTAATGATGTACGTGGTTTTTGTTCTGGAAGATAAGTCATTAAATATTTTTTATTTGCCTCATCATATAAACCATCATGTGTCTGAATAGTAATCATTTCATTAAAAGTATACTGGATATTATGAGATTGGAGTAAAAATAAACCTCGGTCGGGAACAGATGCAAATGGAACTTTAGTATTAAACATATAATCCTCACCCAATTTTTCACGTCTCCAGTTATCTGTTTGAGGGATATATGAATCATTTTCCTCATCACCCATTTTACCCAGGTCATGGTTGAGAGCAGAAAAAACTAATTCCTCTTTAGTGTAGGTAGTTAAATCCGCCCCCATTTGTCCCCATAACTCATGTAAATGTAAAGCGCAAGTAATTACGCGATTCACATGTTCAACATAACCTCCAGGAAAAGCATTATGATACTCCTTTTTATGTGCGGCAGGCATCAAAATTAGACGTTCTTGGTATTTATCATAAAACTTTAGTAGGTTCTCTTTGCGTGGTGAGGAAATATGATCCTCAATAAATCCAATTAGTCTTGACCAATTGCTTTGAATTTCTTCTGCTGTTAAATTCATATTAAAAATTATTTAATTCTCCGGTTGATTTAGGTTCACTATCAACAAACATTTTTGTTTCGGAAATTGCTTCTCTTAACAATTGAAGAGTTTCTTCAAACTGTTCTCTTGTACCTTGACGTTGTAGATAGAAATGTAATTTTTCGATATTACCCTCCGCTTTTTCTAAGCGTCTCATTATTATGTCTCTGTTTTTCATATATTACCTTGTTACCTTTTTATTCCTTTTCACTTTTTTCCTTTTCCCGTGATTGGAATATAATGTTAGAAGTAAGACACTCCAAGCTTAAGTTAAAAGAAGTTTTACAAATTGTAATATTTTTTTGAGATGAGCACATTTTTCATATTCTTCGTACTCCTGGAAATAATTTATAGATAGTTCCAATGCTATTTTAAGATGTATATCGGCGAATCTAAATAATGCTTCTTGAGCAACCAAGTTATCCGGATCTACTTTTTGAATATACTCGTATGATCTATTAAATACTAAAAATTCACCTGCTTTATCTACATCTACTGTATTTAATTCCTCATCTAATTTATCAAAAAAATTAAGTAATTGGTCGTTAAATGTTTGGTGGTTTTGAATTAATTTCTTAAACATACCAACCCAGAATAAAGGATGATTTTTATAATCTATTAGGACATCTATTTGTTGAACCTTTTCCTTCTGGGAATTAGGTTCCTTATTATCAAATAAATCAAATATTTTATTAATGTCCATACCTCAATACATATAGGCGCCATACACTTTAGTATAACGCCTATAACGCATTGTCTTATAATTTCCGCGGAACGCGGTGTTTTTAACC